TAGTTGGCAAGACTATCCAGACTTATCTAAACAGATGTATGTATGGGAGAGTAAATAAATGTCACAAAAAATGGAAACAACTAATGATTTAATTAAAAATCTTAGTAAACAAAGATTAAAAATATTACTAAATAAAGCAGTTGAAACAATCTGGAATGACCGATGGGATGGGACTGAATGCTCAGAAGATAAAGAAACAGAGAAATGGGAAATTCTTAATGAAATTATGAGTGAATAAAATGAATACAGAAAAATTAAAACAGATTATATTCTTACTAGAACGTGGATATTATGATAATAAAGTAATCAAATATGCAAATGATAATAAAGATGTAACTGTAGATAAATACGAACTGGGGGATGGAGAAATTATTATATACCATGACGGATGGGTATGTGGATATTATAATCAAAATATTACTAGCCCTAGTTTTGGTCAAAAGTTATTAAAAAGATATAGGAAAGAATGGATTTCAAAACAATTTCCAGAAATAAAGGAGTTGTTGAATATATGAATTATAAAAATGCAATAGATGGAAAAACCATCCTAATTACAGGTGGTACAGGAACAATAGGAAGTACATTAGCAAAATATATACTTTCTAATTATAAACCAAAGGAGGTCAGAATACTTTCAAGTGGGGAGTACACACAATGTATGATGAGAAGAGAATGGGAAGGCAATTCAAATATTGAGTTCATCATTGGCGATGTTAGAGACAAAGAACGAATGGATGAAGTAATGAAAGGAGTGGATATCGTAATCCATACAGCAGCACTTAAGCATGTTCATATCGGAGTGGAGAATCCAACAGAAGTAATCAAAACAAATATAGATGGAACTGACAATATAAATAATGCAGCAATCAAAAATAATGTAGAGAAAGTCTTATTTGTTAGTTCAGATAAAGCAGTCTATCCAGTTAATCTGTATGGTGCTACAAAGATGATAGGAGAGAAACTAACTATAGAAGCTAACAGAGGCACTAAAACTATGTTTTCATGTGTGAGAAGTGGTAATGTGATTGGTAGCAGAGGAAGTATTGTCCCATTATTTAATGAACAAAAGAAAAGAGGAGAATTGACTATCACAGAGAAAGACATGACTAGATTCTGGCTGACTCCATTAAACATAGTCCAGTTTATAATAAAAAGTATATCTCTAATGTGTGGTGGAGAAATCTTTGTGCCTAAATTACCAAGTTCTGATATTATGACAATGGCAAAAGCTATAGCTCCAGATGCTAAGATTAGACTACTTGGTGCACAGAAAGGAGAAAGACTACATGAAGTCCTGATATCCAAAGAGGAAAGTGTGCATTGTATAGAAGATTATGATTATTATGTTATTAAAGACGAATATGGTAGGTCAATCTTTGCTACTGAATTTGAATATGCTAGTAATAATAAAGAATGTTTATTAAATGTTAAACAATTAAAAGAGCTTTTAAGGCAATCTGAAAGTGTTTAAGGCCTTTCAATGGTTTTGTACCTAAATAGAATTAAAATAGCTCTAATAGGATTTAAAATCAATTTAAATAGAAAATAGAGGTATACATTATGTTATTTCTTTATAATAATGAATTCACTGGTGAAAAGTTTACATTTATCTATACTGGAGAATATAGAACTTATCATCTCTCTTCTCAGATTACAGGTACAATCCTTAAAAGCACAGAATGCGATATCGGATTTATAGTTAATGATTATTGCGATGGAATATATAAATGTGAAGCACCAGTAATAGATGGTAATATATGGACAATAATTAATTGGGATTTTGTTGTTGTTTTAGACAATGAAGATGATGTGGCAGGGTATTTAATATGACACTAACAAAAATTATATGGAAAATAGAAAGATTACTTCTAAGAGCAAAATGTAACAAGTGTAGATTTTATGATAAAGATAGACATAGATGCTTAATACTTCAAAGACATTCTATGAAGACAGGCAACTGTATGTATTATGATAAATTAAAGAGGAAATAATTATGGTAGACAAATTAGAAGAGACCAAAAAGAAATTAGAGAAGATGGATACATCAAAAGACATATTCAAAGGATTAATTGTAAAAATACAGACTAAGGTAATCTCTGTTAAGCAAAAAGGATACACTCCGAAATATGTAGTGATATCAAAAGATTATGCAGATTTATATATTGAGTGTCTTAGGAATATTCAATCTCAAACGAATGATAAGCGAGATGTTAGTAAAGTATCTAAAGTGCTTGGCTTAGGTTTAATAGTAACAGAAATTCCAGATGTAATAGAAGTGTATTAAAAAATGGAAAAATTAATTTTAAATAATTCCACACCAATATCATCAGATGGGAGTATACAAAAGAGCCATATAAAATGTTGGAATAAATCCATGGAGGGAAAATATATTCTCATCATTGATAAATATTCTAAATGCATTGGAATTATACTATCAAAATATAAATATAAAGAAATAGAATCACTGAATGATTTATGTTGGAATGTTAATGATGATAGAATACGTATCTTTCATAATACAGATTATTATACAGATGTAAATCCAACGAATTATTATTTAATATCAGAAGAAGAATATGTAGGTTTAAAATTATGACCCCATTGAATGTTGTTAAGCGATACAATTCAACACAAGAATACGACTATAATGATAATGAAGGTTATATTGTAGATTTTAAAGAAGAATACGTTGGAAGATATGCTTTAATAACATACAGACAAGATTTTGAAGTCGGTACTACAGAGCAATATGAAATCATTGCTAAAATTGTAGATGCTTTTACATTTAAAGCAGTTAGGATAATAAAACAGAAAGGGATTAGTTTCAAATCTGGAGAGAAAGTAACGATATGGATAAATGACTGCATTAGATTACTAGATAAGCATGAAGTTGCTGGATGGTTGTTATGATGAGGGAATTGAAGCTTGATAAATATGGATGCATAATTGGCTATAATCGAGATTTAAATTATAAACTAATATGTGTTCTATTATCAAATGGGGAGAAAAAAATTGGAAATATATACTATAGAAGTGCTTATAGCGTAGAAGAAGGAAAGACTAACTGTGGGAAAAATCTTAGAATATATCCATTGTCATCTGAAGATAAAGTATTTTTATTAGACAATGATGATGATTTAGTTGGAGTTATGTTATGATTAGAATGTCAAAGGAAGATATACATAATACAATTGGTGCATGTCTAAATGAACATTTTATGATAGTTTACCCTTGGAATATATTTATTTGCAAATTAACATTTGAGAGAATGTTATTTTATGAACGTTATATATTTAAGATAGAGAAAAAGTTCATCTCAGATACACAGCGTTCTAATATAATTGGACTGAATAAATATTTTCCATCAGAATGTTATCTAATCACCGATGATGAAATGGTAGCTGGTTTATTAATATGAAACAATTAACTATTAAGATAACTAAAGATAATAGAGGAGTTATTACCGATTGGGATGATGAGTTAAAAACTAAAAAGATATACGTTGTTAGAAATAGATATAGTGATAAAATAGGAGATACAGAATTAGTTGCAGAATTAATTCATCAATTTTCATTTAAGACATTGAAAGTTATCAAAGTTACACATCCATATCAAAGGAATATGTATCATAAAGGTTATATTAAATTATTCAATCCAAACGATGCAGTCTATTTATTAGATGAAGAAGAGTATTTAGGGATGATGATATAATGGGAGAAAAATATTTTTACTGTCCAGTATATAAAATGGATAGGAGAGGCTTCTCAATTAGTAAACGTGGAAATAATTATTTTCTGAACTATAAGAAGAAAAACGAAAACGAAGTCAGTATTAAGATTAGCAAGAAATGTTTTGATGTGCTGAAGAGTGAGTGGAAATGAAAAAGTTAAATATAATGAATGTAAGACGAGTATATGATTGTGATGATGGAAAATATAAACACCACGCAGCATTAGATAATTGGAAAGAAGATTTAAGGGGAAGATTAATAATTGTCGAATATCCAAGCAACAATAAAATATTAGGAAAAATATTAAATAAGAATATGTACGAGTCAATTAGAGGAATTGAAGGTAATGAGATTAGTGCAAGAAGAAATAAAGAACGTTATTTTTGGCTAGGAAGTGTTGTTTATTTATTATCTAAATCAGAAGAGTCTGGGTATCTACTATGAGTGAAGATATTAAGAAATGTAAGAAATGTGGAAAGCCGATGAAGAAAATTTCTATATTTATGGGTAGAAAAGAAATAATTAAATATACTTGTAAGAATTGTAATTATAATGAATTAAAAAGGTAGATAGTATGCATGAAGATAAAAAAGAAGTATTAGTAGAAAAAGAATATATGATAACTCAAAAGCATTCCGACCTTAACGTAGAAAATATCTCCAGATGTCACTGTGGCTCATCATTAGTAAGAATAGTAAATGAACCAATAATAAAAGAAGGTAAAGAAGTAGGAAGGGAATATTATGTAATCTGTGCAGAATGCGGAGATGAGGTATTTGGATTTACAGATATCTGGGAATGTAAACATTGTTCCTATCAAGATAATAAAGTAGATATAAAACCAAACACAAAATCAAAATTAATTAGAGGAAATGTAGAAAAAATGAAAGAGGACTTTAAAAACAAAGAAATGAACACAGAAATAGAGGATATGTATAGAGAAAAGCACATAATTATTAATACAAGCGACTTTTCATTTGTGTGTGATAATTGTAAAAAGAAAGCAAAAGGAATTCCATTTATTCCCATGTGTGGTCAATATGCATCGTTATGCAAAGATTGTTCTGCTGCATGGTGTGAATGGTATGAAAATTATATGAAAGAATAATGAGTGATGAAGATGGTAAGAATTAAGAAAGGAGTTAAGGGAGAAACCTGTCCAGTTTGTTTTAAGAATGACATAGAAATAAATAAAGATGGATGGTATTGTCCACATTGTAAATCAGCTATATCATTTATAGATATTAAGTATAGTAAAAGGACTATGAGAACTAAACGAGGTATGAAATAATGCCAGAATTGAGAGTATTAATACCAAATAGTTTATTCCATCGTATACGAAAACAACTTGGTAAGAAATATGATAGTGTTGATAAATTTATATTAGGTATTGTTAGGCAAAGGCTAGATGAGTTAGAAGATATTGATAAAGCAACAGAATTAACCAAACAAGAAGAAGAAAAAATAAAAGACCGTCTTAGAAAGTTAGGTTATTTGACATGAGTGATATAATGAGTAGTTATGTAGTTTTAGAAACAAAAGTGAAATTTAGTTGTAAACACTGTAATCACATAAGTGATACATCAATTGAAGGTAAACAATGGCATCTTAAACCAGACGGTGGGATAGACTATAGTAATTTAGATTTACAATGTGATAAATGTAAATATAACGATGTTAGGGTATTATCTGCATCAACACAACCAATATTCAAATATAGTAAAATATTTGATGGGATTACTGGTATAAATTCTTCATTATTATTTTAGACTTAATTGTTTTGTATAGATAGGAAGATATATATTACAAAAGGTGATAATCAATGAGAAGAATAAATACAGTTAGCGATTTTCTAATATATAATATGAGATTTTCTGCACCTACTGGAAAAGTATTAAAATTACTAATTATCATCGATGATAATGCTTGTGTTGGTAAATGTTTATATTGGAATTATAGTAGTAGTAATATGCATCTTACTATAAAATTAGATATAGAAACTGTGATTACGGGAATATTTAAACATAGAGAAGTAGTATTTAATTGTAGTGTATGTAAAGATAATATATCTGAATTGTACATATACAGAATAGACTCAGATGATGATATTAATAAAATTGATGAGGATTCTATTATAGGGCTGAAATTATGATTAATATGAGTAAAAAACAGAAAAAAGTTATTAGCAAAATAGTTATGCCTACCAATAAAGCTAAATTTGATAAATGGAAAGAATCTATTGTTCCTTGTATATGTAGATAAAAATAATAAAATTATAATTGCCTAGCCTTTTATTTTAATTTAAACATGTCATAGATGGATTCTGAGGCAATGTTTCCACTATGCCTATATAATACCATTCAATGCTATTAGATAAGCTAGAAATGGCTTAAAAACGTTTTTTCATTATTTCGCAATTATATGCACCAAAGTAAACAAATGTGATAAATATGACTAATAATAATGAACAAGAGAAGAAGATAATAATAAATTGGATATTGGGATTGATATCTACAGATGGTTGGGTATCATACTCGCATAGAAAAAGACCACTTATATGTGCTGTAACAACAGTTGAATATGATTGGGCGATAAATGTGTCAAATATTTTAAATAGTATAGGCATAGAAACATCTCTACGAAAATCTATACACCATAATCCAAAACATAAGGATTGTTACTATGTATATATTAAAGGAGGATTATTTAATGATTATGTTAGATTATACGGAGATAGTAAGTATTGTAGCAACAGGAAATGGAAATTAATAAATCATTCATTAGGATACCCAAATATAGGATGTGTATATAGTGTAAGAGACAATGATTATCTAAGAGAAAACTATTTATCACTATCTGATGAGGATATGGCAACTTACTTAAGAAGAACTCCTAGGGGTATACAAAAACAAAGATTAATTCTTGGATTAAAGAAAAAATGAGAAGTCCATATGTAGGTAACATTTAAATAATAGTTTTTATACCGACATATATTTTACCCTTACAAATAAGAAAAAAAGAAAACGTAAGGGTAATTATTCAACTGTCACAGACTTAGCAAGATTTCTTGGCTTGTCTATTGAACAGCCTTTTTTATTAGCAATATGATAAGCAATCAGTTGTAGCAGGACTATAATTGGAAAATAAGATAATTCTTTTGATATGCGTGGATAGTTTATCAAATCTGTATATTTATCTAATTGTTTATCTTCATCACTACAGATTTCAACTATCGGGGAGTTCCTAGCTTTTATCTCTTCTACGTTTGCTATCATCTTATCATATGTTTTATCATGATTCATTATAGCTATTACTGGAACATCTTTAGACAATAAAGCAAAAGGTCCATGTTTGAGTTCACCTGCACAGTAAGCACTAGAATGAATATATGATATCTCTTTTAGTTTTAAAGCTCCCTCCATCGATAAAGGATATCCTAATCCTCTACCAACAAATATAATATTTTTATAATCACTTAATTTATTTGCTAAACTTTTTATTGATTCTACTTGATTAAGTGAGTAATTAATATAGTTAGGTATCCTTCTAATCTCATTTATATAATAATTATATTTATCTATTGTTATTGATTTATTACTTAGTGCGAGTTTTAATGCAATGAGTAACATAATAAATACTTGTACTATAAATGTCTTAGTTGCTGCAACACCAATCTCTGGAGTGCAATGGGTAAGTATAGTATTTTCACATAGTCTAGTGATAGAACTTTTTCTTATGTTAGTTATTCCTAAACAATCACAACCACTATCTATAGATTTCTGTATAGCTGACAATGTATCATAAGTCTCACCAGATTGGCTAATACCGATACTAAGAGCATTTCTATTATACACTCCATAGTAACTATACTCTGATGACATTTCTACTCTGACGGGTATCTTAGCCAATCCTTCAATTAAATATTTTCCTATTAGACCAGCATGATATGATGTACCACAAGCAATGATATTAACCATGCTAGGATTCTTAGCAATCTGCTCATTTATTTTATCTCCAAAATTTATTATATTATTTTTTATATAATTATTTGTAGCAACTTTTATTGCATTCTCTTGTTCATAAATTTCTTTTAGCATATAATGGTCATAATTCATTTTATCTATACAATCAGCACTATATGTAGTTACATCCCTAACTCTTTTTATTTGATTATTATTAGAATCAAATATTCTGCACCCAACATTTGTAATCTCACATATATCATCATTGTGTAAGTAAGTAACAACATCAGTATATTTAATAATTGGTGTGATGTCAGATGATAGAAAATTTTCTTCTCTTCCATGCCCAACAACTAATGGACAGCCTTTTCTTGCACCAATCAATGTATTTGGATGGTCTGAACACATAACTATGATAGCATAATAGCCCTGAACCTCATTTAGAGCCTCATAGACAGCTTTTCTTAAGTCACCCTTATACTTATCATCTATCAGGTGGATAATCACTTCAGAGTCCGTTTCTGATGAGAATACGTATCCTTTTTTGATAAGCTTATCTTTTATCTCTGCATAATTCTCTATAATACCATTATGTACCAAAGAAAACTTTTTATTATTACTAATGTGAGGATGAGCATTCTTTATACATATCTTACCGTGAGTAGCCCATCTATTATGTATAATTCCTATATTCCCATCTAGTTTTGGAACTTTCTTAATTAACTTATTAACATGTCCTACTTCTTTGTATGTAGTTATCTTTTTATTCAATATCGATATTCCAGATGAATCATATCCTCGGTATTCTAGTTTCTTTAAACCTTTAATAAGTATATCTCTTGCATTACGATGACCAGAATAACCAATGATGCCACACATAAGAATATCACCATGTTGAACCTGATATGAAGCAATTGAATTTAACTATGAACTCTTGCTGTCCTTCCATTGGGGAAATGGCAATAGCTTTAACATAAGCAGTTGTCTCTCTTCTATATGTAGCTAAATCAGAACTGTCTATATCCACAGGAGTAAATTTTAATGTGTTCCCTCCATTATATGTAGTATCAACATATGTAATCTCACCCAATACTTCCATGAGTTTCTTAACTCCTCCAGGTTTTATATTATCCCGTATATTATCTAATTGGGCTTTTGATAGGACTGTTGTGATAGATAATTCCTTATTGTGCGTTCTCCAATCATTGCACCATACTCTAACATAGCTACTAAGACCACTCCCATAATATATCTTTAAATCTGTATATTCTTTATCTAAATCAAATGAAAAATCATGTGATAAGTCATTAACATCTAAAACATAACTTGAAGAGCCAAAATAATTAGAAGTATTTCCAGAAACATATATTGTATCTCCATCACTAGCTATACTTTGTAAATCTGCTTGAAAGTAACCATTTGCATCTGTAGTAGCTGATACCTGACCAGCAGGAGCATAAAATGTAACTGTTAGTCCAGATTTAGGATTTCCATTATTATCATTGACATTCCCATACGCTGGAAATGGAAATGGAGTTGTCATTATATCTCCACCCAATGGTCACTATCATCCATAGCAATAATGATGATATCATATAAATTAACAGTTCTACTATAGCTATCAGGTGATTTAGTTGCAATATAATTTACCCATGCTGAACCATCCCAATATGATACAAATTCTGGAACTGATTGTGGAATTCCAGTTGAAATACTTTTCGTTGTAGATGCAGTATTATTAGTCCATACTTCAACATTCCATCCTGTACTGAGTGATACATTTCTTTTAGCAGAATAATCTACTGTGTGATTAGCAGGAGTTCTAAATGATGCAGTCCATGAATTATTTTTCTTAAGTACACTAAACTGTGGAACTGAAAGTGTTCCTGTATTATTCCATGTACTTCCATCCCAATAATAAGTATAATTAGAAGTTCCGATAGTTGTATTAATATCTGTAATTGTGGATGTATTTCCCATCCAAATAAAGTAATCTTCTCCACTACTTATTGTTTGGTTATATCCTATATAAATATAAGTTTCATAATATACAGTTTGCCAATATGTTTCCCCATCATTAATAGTTAAATTTACTGTATAATTTCCCATATAACTATAATTATTATTAGGATTTTGATTAGTTGATGTGTTTGCATCACCAAAGTCCCAATCCCATGATGTAGCATTTGTTGACGAATCTGTAAAACTAACTGGAGTATTTGTTACAGGTAAGTTAGTTGATGTAAATAATGCACTCGCTGCTCTTCCCCTATAGAAATATGGAGTTGTATCATTAGTATAAAATCCTTTCGAATTTACAACAGATATTGACCAATGTATTGTGTCATAGTCATCTACCCAAGTATTATTTGTATGACTAACTGTTCCATTACTAACACTAGATGATGAGTTGAATAAATCTGTAAAGCCACTACCATTATGTAATTCAATATCCATTGTTAAACCACTAGGGTCAGAAATTGTTACATTGAAATATACTGGCTTTACACTCCAATACCATGTTCCATCAGAAGGAACATAACTATCAATTACAGGAGCTTCAGCAGTTGTAAATTCTTTATATACTTGTATATATCCACACAATGTAGTATCCTCATATGCTTGTACCTTTACTGACCAGTTATATAATGTATCTGCTGTATTGGCTTCTGCGTAAATCCATTCTACTAATGTGCCACTTGAAACAGAATCATTTACTTGGGATTGTGAATAACTTGCACCTGTCCATCTATAAAATGTAACTTTTAAATCCCTCCCATCAGATTCATTAGCCCACACTGATACTGTCGGGGATTTTTCTACATCCATTGTTTGATGTGTTGGATAACTAACTTCAGCAGTTGGATTTGCTGTAGTTGTGAAATGATAAATATAAGTTGTAGTATCATCATACCCATTATCAACAACAACTTTCCACCAATACATAGTATCTCCTTCTAATACCTCATCGTATGTACAACTTGCTCCATTACCAGAGTTAATTCCAGTATCAGTTTCTATCAATACCCAACTTCCTGTTGTATTTTCATAAAAACTAACACTAGCATCCACATCACAAGTCGATGTTACATTAAAGAATAATGTAGGTAAATAATCTATGTCAGTTGAAGTATTACTAGGATAATATGTGTTAACTGCTTGATTATCTGCTGTAGTAAAATATCTAGTCTCATTTAATGAATTTCCAGTTGCATCACTAACATTGACTGCATACCAGTATTTTGTATCAGAATTACTAAATTCTGTTATGTCAGTAGCAGTATATTCGCCATCTGTTACATCATTTATTGTTGCAACTTCTATCCATTCTGCATCTGTGTAGTTTGAAAATATATGAACATCCATATTCTCATTATCTGGGTCAGATATATCAACAGTAATATCAACTGCATATTCTACACATGTTGTACCGTTTGATGGAGAAGCACTATTCAATACTGGCTCTCCCCATGTATTATCCACACCAGAGATTGCATTACCATTATAAAGATTATGTTTAAGTTTCACCCAAGCATCCAATTCAGATGGAATTGATTCTCTAACTATAATCTCATCAATCTTACCATTAAATGGAGTGTTACTTATAGTTCCATTAAACGATGTTGCATCAGACCCCTCTGCAATAAAGCCATATCTTGTATTACCACTACCAAATGTATTTGCAACAACATCACTTTGATTTTGATATTCATTAATATACAAATATCTCGTTCCTGAATTAAATACACCTGTTAATGTTACCCATGTATTATTTGTAACGTCTTCATCTCCCTCCAATGCATCATTTTCTGTAGTCCATATAGGATGTTCACTATCACTGTCTGTAGATATACTATAGTAATCACTTTCATCAAATGAAAATACCTCTCTTACAGTTCCAGTAAATGTAGTTTCACTTTTAACTATGGCAAGAACTAACATATCTGATAGTGTTGTAGATGAGTATGATTTATTTTGTATTGCACAAAAGTCTTCAGAACCATCAAAGTCCATAGAATAACCAAATTGTCCTCCTGCTCTATATGTTGGATTGTAAGCAACAGTAGCATTGTATGTATTGCCTGTTTTATCAATAATATCTCCTGATGCTTCAGAGAAATGATAAACCATCTCATAATTCTCCCAAACTTCAGTTGCATTTGCAGTTGATACTGCATTACTATTATTAAAATATAATTTAAATGTATAATCACTAGCTGATGTAATTGTTTCTGATGCAGGGATTCTAACATGACAATATGATGGTACATTATCACTAAAGAATTCTAAATCATGATAAAGTAATCCTCCTGATGATGTTGTAAATAGGATAGAATTGCCGCTATCGCAATACTGTGATATCGTATGATTTATTTCTACTGGTACTACAAAATCAGTAATATCTGCATCTACATAAGTTGAGTCAATTGTAATTATTTCATTATAATTGTATCCAGTTGTATTGAACTCTGTAATAAAATTATAAGTTTCATTATCCCAATATCCGTCAACATCACTTGCATTGGCACTCCACCAATACTTAGTATTATATTCAGTGAAGTAACCAGATGTTGTTATTGATGAACTACCATTAACGATATTAGTAGCTGTATCAATAGTTTCCCAACTTCCAGATGCATTTGTTCTATATTCTATATCGTTAGATATGCCTAGGGGGTGTGTAATAGAAACTCCTAAATCTGTGTCTATTGATGCACCTATTGAATTATTTGCTGGAGAGGGAGAATCTAAATTTGGAGTTTTAGTATTTATCTCATTTTGTACATTACATACATACGTTGTTAATATATCATAAACATATAGATTATCAAATCTATATTCTTGATATAAAGATAAATCAGTTCGTTCCCAACGGAAATGAATATCCTCATTTGTATTGTCCCATTCTCCAGTTACCAAAGAAAAACCACCACCAGAATCATCTAAATGGAAGTGAATACGGTCAAATACATTATGACTCACTACATTAAATGTGCCACCAGTTGTATAATTCTCTCCTGTAGAATTTGCATGAAACCATTCACCTTGTGCAGTTCCAATGCCTGATGATTTAGCTTGAATTGTATACCATTCATCTTGGTAATATCCCTTCCATGTGGATGTTTCACTCCCACCAGTATCTCCAAATGACCAACCTTCACTACCATCTGTATCTAAGTCATCATGTAAATATAATCCTGTATCATCACTCTCAGTGGTATTTTGAAGGTATAATTTGCCATAAGGACCAAATGAATTATATGTTCCATCTAATTGTTCATAATCAAATATCCAATTTAATCCTGTTGTGCTATTAGTCCCATTAATACCTATATACCAATCCTGTCCACTACCAGATAAACTTGGGTCAGTAGAAAAATCATCACTATGTAACAGTGTACCTTCATAGATTCTGTCGTCTTCACTAATATTTCCTGTGCCAACATATCCATAATAAATTCTTAATGTATCATTAACTGTTATATCTGTAGGCAAAGTAACTATAAATATAGCATAGTTACTATTTGAAACTTCACTAATATAGTATGACAAATTAGATGTTGTATCATCTCTATAAAATCTAATATCATCGAAATCAGCTTGAGCATGACTTTCACAATTAATATCGCCACCACTACTATTAGTTACATTTATTAATAAGTTATAATTAGAATTATTTCCATCACATATATCAAATTGTTTGTAATATTGCCAATCACTTATATCTTCTTTTGTTGTAAAGTGATAAATATATGTATTTGAATATGTTCCATTAGATGTTATTACTTTCCACCAATATGTAGTTAATCCGTCACTTGCACCTGTAAAGTCCCAACTAGATGTTGTATCTACTGTAACATATGTATCTGTCTTATATGTTATCCAACTTCCTGAATAATTAGATGAAAAGGAAACATTTACACTATCAAAATATGGGTTAGCAGTTACATTTACTGTGCATGTTGGACTAAAATCTATCCATATACTTTCATTTTGTGGACTTATTAACTCTTGTACTGATGGAGCAGGTCCAGTTGTAAATTTATATATTCTACTTGTAACATTATCTGTACCGTTATCTTTATATACTTTCCACCAATATGATTGTAAACAAACATTTGCACCTGTAAAGTCCCAAGTATATGTTCCGTTAGAACATGATGTATTTGTTTGATAGTTTGTCCATGAACCAGAATAGTTAGATGCGAATGTTAAATCAAATGATGCTCCTGTACTTTCTTCAACGTCTATACTTACTCTAGGTATTATTTGTTGATTTGTACTATCATCTGTTGGACTTTCATTTGTGAAACCAAATCCTATCTCATAACCTAAAGTGTAAAATCCCCCATCACTTGCATTAGCCCCATTATTGTATAGTAATAAATAATAATCAGCACTTCTAACAGTTGTGGATACCCTAAACTCATCAATTGTAATTGTACTCCAAATTGGTGAAGCACGATATAATCCACCTAATGAAAATGTATCCTCTCCACCATCTGTATCATCCCAATGAGTACCATCATTAGAACCTTGTAAAAATGTTAGTGAATTTTCCAATCCATCAGTATAAAGGAAATTATTACCAACACCATTTCCATAACTACCACCTACAACATGTACAAACTTTCCAGTAGCAACATCTGTATCACCATCAAATCGCCAACTCCCCCCATCACCTATATCAGCAGTAACATAATCATTAGATGCACGAATGGCATGATATATATAATCTGCTGCATCATCATAATCATTTAAAGTATAATAATAACCTGAATCAGCATCAGGTAATCCCCAACATTCAAAAGTTCCTTTATCATAAGTACCGAATGTAGCAGCACTTGAATCAAGAGATAATCTTTCTCCACCACCATCAAAGTTAATACAATTAGATGCAATACCAGTAATTGAATCAGCAGCATCTAAGTTTACAGGAGTACCATCATTACCACTTCCTGTACTATCAGTAAATGTATCAGCACCACCTGTTGGGTCTTGGTTCATATGTAATACACAAGAATAGTTATCATTCCATGTATTTGCTGCATCCCATTGGTCTGCTGCACCTGCATTCCCATAATACATTCCAATAATTGGTATGGTTGTATTTATCGATGTGACGTTGACCCATGCAGCTAAATATCCAGTTGTAGAATCATATTCTTCAATTTCATGATAATATTGTGTTAAATTATCATGTGTGACAAAAGCAATATCTCCACCATCAGCTTGAGCATTATCTCTTAAATCTGTGTCAGTAATATTAATAAGGATAGGTACATTATGTAATTCACTTGGAATTTGTGAAGTATCCCATGTAATAGATTTATAAAATAACCAGTTTGAATTCCACCACGCATACTGTGGGAATGTTTTAGCTTGTTTTTCAAAACTAAGTGTTGGAATAATATCTACTTTACGTTTACCAATTTGAGCTTTAGTATATCCAACAATATCAATTACTAATGCATTTTTAGATTTTAATAATTGTTCATAGCTAGATAAATCTTCCCAAACATATTTGTAATCTTCAATTGTTTCGTAGTCAGTAACAATCTCTTCTGTTTTTAGTATAAATTCTGATTTCTGGGTAGTATTATTAAATATAGATATTTTTTTCTCTACCTCTTCATATACTGGAATGTCATACGAATAATCCTTCTTTACTAATATTTTATATTCAAAATCATCAATAAGTAATTTATTTTTAAAAGAGACTTTATCATAATCTTGGGTAGTTCTAAGTAAATTACTAGAATCTGCTTTATCCATATATATATCAGACGATAAATTTAGTTGTACAACAAAAGGCATATGTCCTTCGCATAATATTTCTTTCTCATATATATACGGTTTTTCTATTTTGTCCACATCAAAACCAAACTTCTCATAGACATCTAATGAATCTATAAGAGTCATCTCCATATCCTCTAATGCACTATCTGGAAGCATCATTAAGCCACCTGATGCAGCAGAGGAAGCCATAGCTACAGCTACGATTTTCTTTTTGTTATTCTTCCATGCTTTCTTAATCTCTTCCTGAAATACCCATCCTACAAATAGAATAGATACTAGGAATGCTACTAATCCTACTACTAACCACATTTTCTTTAAACCTCATAATATTGATTTTAAGCCATTCTGAGAAGTTTTAAGTCTCATGAATGTAAATATACCAGACTTACTTAGTTTCAGGCTTATTCATACGTTTCTGTAAATCCTTAGCATAATCTATAGCAAACTTCTTCCACTTTTGTTTACCACAATCATGACAAATAAAAACTGAATAGTATTCATCCATTTCTTTTCCACAACATTTTTTACTCATTATAACTTCACTCCTACTAATTTAACTCCCCAGATATCATTAGGATTCTTACTACCTGTGGGATAATCATCTATAGATTTAACAGCTATAGTTGTATCATCATACATATCATGTAGTTTACTTCCAGATACAGGGTTAAGTATTAATGTATTGCCAGATGTGAATGTTGTATCTGCAAAATACTTATCTGCTAATACTTCAAATAATTGCCTATATGCACCTGGAGTTATATTATCAAATAATGTATTTCTATCAGATGTATTCATAACCAAAGTTAAAGATACAGTCCACTTATCATCAGTCCAATCAGAACACTTTACAGTAATATAATTTGTATTACCAGAAACAACCTGACCACTGTAATATATATTTAGAGCTTTAGTATGAGAAATTTTAATCACCACTATTATGATATACTTGTTCTACAATTTGATTTACCATAAATCTATGTTTTATATTTTCATTATAATATTCTTTTTGTGCCCTTCTCCTACAATACTTACAGTGCGATTTAAGACCATCTTTTGTTTCTGGATGTTTTGAGAAATATTCCACTGTTGCTGGATATTCTTTTTTGCACTTTGTACAAATCTTGCTTATCATTATCCATTCACCGTCAAATTAACTATTGTTGCTTTTGTAGATACATTACCACTTGTAGTTAAACGACTAATATGCCATTGTGAACCTGCTTTAGCTAAGAATGTGATTGAACGTCTTTCTTCCATGACACCAGCATTATTATTAATTAATTGTACCTGACCACTAAAGTAATACACTGATGACCCATCCCAACATGTATGTTTTATAGTCGATGAACCAGTATTACCACTTAATTTTATATGATGTACTAATGTAATCAACTGGTCATTCGTAGCTGGAACATCATAATATGTAGGAAATGCACTTATAGTAACATTAACTGATGGCATTGTTGAATTTCTAGTATAGCTAGTTCCTTGAATTTCAGTTATTTTTTTCTCAGACTTTACCATCCTAATATTTAAATTTTTAACATCTATTGATGGATTAAATGGTGCTCTTCCAAATCTTAACTCTGTTGTAAATCCCATCTCGTCAAATTTATGCTTTAAGCTAGTTATTTCATGATTACCAGTTATATTTAAATTTGTAAAACTAAGTTCAACTTCTTGTTCTAAATCTAAAGTTTCATCTCCATCTATTAATATAGTTCCTTCATAGACTGGAGTAGCATATTCTGTAAGATATTTATTAGCTAATGATGTAGCATCTCCGCTTTTATTTATATTATAATCTCTAATTATCTTTAAGTATTTACCATAAGTATCTATACTTGTTTGGTTAGAAACCTGTGAAACTATATTCCCAGAACCAACAACAATGATATGATTCCATATATCCTTATCATTCTTTTTGATATCTTTTACTTTTATAAGATTACTTTCGGTTATGGTTTTTTGATTAGTTGATGGCTTATAATAATGAAACTTATCATCCTTATCTATAAAGAATCTATAATCATCATATTCAGATACAGTTTCTATTGCATCTCCAACAGAGAAATATAGATAAGTTCTCTTACCACTAATAATCTGACCTGAATCTGTTGGCATAAGAGTAGTATCAATACTTGTATATGTATCTAATATGTCTTTAATTATGTTACTTGTGTAATCATTGCCATATTCCGCATTGCCACTAGCAATAGGTTCTCTCCATAAATCATATGTTTTGCCTATCAGACGAACTACTCTAGTATCACTCTTTTCTAATACCCTATCAACTGCTCTGACATATCCAGTGAATTTATTAGTACCATTAATATCAATTGTGACTTTATCATTTATTACTGGCTCTTCTTTAATGTTATATAATTTAACAACACCAGTCTGATACATAGTGTCATTGGATTTAATAAAATTAAAATAGTTAATATTTCCGCTGACTCTTGAATCTCTAGTGATAGTCATCCGTTTAGTAGCAGATTGACCAGAATACAATTCAACTGTAAAATCTACCATTATTCCACCATACGCTTTCTTTCTTCTAGTTCTCTCATAAGCTCATCCATGAACTCATCTACATCCTGTACACCATACACATTTATATCACCATGTATATGATATTCCTTATTTCCTTGTACTACTGTTGCAGGTCCACTTGGGTTAGTCTTAACACCACCGTATGATGATGAAACTATGCTTCCTGATTCCATTGGTGTCAATTCTGGAAAGTGTTCTGGTATAATGCGTTTTAGAATTTCTAAACCGTTTCTTCTATTAATTCCTTGTAGTGGAACAACTGCTTCAGCACCATTCTCACCAATAATTGCAGGTGTCGGTCCTCTAGTCTCAGTGATACCTCTTGCAGCAGCAACAATGCCTTTCTCACCAAATAGTCCACCAAACCATCCTGACACTGTATCTACAGCACCAGAAACTCCACCAGTTATCATGCTACCTATGTCAATAATTCCTGTTAATGTATCTACTAATCTATCCTTAAGCCATCCAAATCCACCAGCAATTATATCTGCAACTGTTATAATTCCATTAGCAGAATTTATTAATTGTTCAGAAAACCATTTGAATCCACCAACAAATAAATCTTTAATATTTAATGGGTCTAAGCCCTTTGTAATATTTTCCCATCCTTTACTTAGTGTTTCAGTTACATGACTCCACCAATCCCCTATGCCTAACGGGTCAGTACCTTCAAGTATACTTTTCCATCCTGCTTGAAATGTAGATTTAACTTCTTCCCACCATGTAGGTTCATCAGCAGGGTTATCTATTGTTAATCCTATTATGATATCATCAAATCCAGATAACGATTTAACTAAAGCTGCAATATCCTCATCTAATCCAGTGAGTGATGATGTAAGGTCATCAAATACATTTTGTTCTTGCGCTGTTTCATATGCAAGTGATATGAATGTATCCCAATCATCCAATGGAAGTTCTGGAAGAATATCATCCTTTGCTAATTTCTTTCCTTTTAAGTAATCTAATGAGTCAGCTAATCGCATCGCTGATAATGCTGCTACAACTTCTGCTTCATCAAATTCTTCTAATGATTCTTTATTTGTACCGTAGAAATAATTAAGACTATCTAATACATCTGCTTGGGTTTCTCCTGCTCTGTTTGATAAGTTCATAGCATCAACCATATTCATAACGATGCCAGTTCTATCATCTTCTAATCCTTCTATATTTTCATAATAATTATATAGCCTACCAGTAGTTTTAATTAAGTCCTTAGATGCATCTACTGCATCATCTTCTACCTTAATTAATTCATTCTCACTTTTTTCTAAATCATTTGAATTTTTAAGTAATGTATAATATGCCTTAGCAACCTCTGTAGATGCTTGACCTGAATTAACTAAATCTTCTGCAAGATTAAGTGATGTCCCTCTAAATTCACTGGCTAGTTTATTAGCCAATCCTTGTGCTTCTGCATACTCCATAATCTCTTTTCTTACTGAATTAGTTACTCCACTTACGTTACTTAATGTGTATCCTAATTCTGAATTTGCTTTTATCATAGCTTCTGAATGTGTAGCTCCATCACTAACAGCTTCAACATATGCCTGTGTCCATTCCATTGCCTTTTCTCTATTAGCATCTGATAACCTTTCCAATACTTTAGAATAGTCGATTTGTTCTTTCTTAGCTTTACCTTGCGATATTTCCATATTTCTATATGCTTCAATAACTTCTTTAGATGCAACTCCTTGTGAAGCTATAGCATCAAATAAATCTCTATATGAATCTATTTGACCGTATCTAAGTTGATATAACTTAGCTTCTATTTCATATAATTTTGTTTCTGCATCTCTTAGTGCGTTAACTTGCTCTTCAAAATAACCTTCAAATTTATTTCTAGTTGATATTAAAACGTTTTGTTTAGCTGCTAATTTAGCTTTCTTGACTCGTAAATCAGATAATTTATCTTCTCCATCAAGAACTGTTTGTATTATATCAGCATAAGTTCTTTCTGTACTATTAAGTTTATTAAGTTGTTTCTCTTCTTCTTTCATTGCTTCTGTTTTATCGTCTGATAATTCTGCAATTTGTTTATCAATCTTTATAATTTCTTGTTCTTTATCTGCTAATTTAGATAAAATTTCTGTTGCTTCTAATGATGTGAGTCCATAATCTGCAACTGCTTTATTATATTCTTCCTGCAAATCAAGAATTTCTTCTTCTACATCTGCTCTATCCGCTTCAGCATTTGTTATTTTGTTACTGATTTCAATAATGTCTGCAAATTTATTAGCATAAATATCCAAATCTTCTGATAATTTTTGTATTTCTCTTACTAGCTCAGTAGTTGTTGCTAAGAAATCTTTCTCTGCTGCTTCTACTTCCTCAGTTACTTCTTTTAATTCACCTTTTTTCTCTGATAACTCATCGATACTTGCTGTCTCATCTTTTTGAAGTTCAATTATTTCTTCTTCTAATCTTTTTTGTTCTTCTAGCTTATCTTCTAATGCACCTAATGATGTTTCGTATTCCTTAACTTCATCTGAAATTTGGTCATAGAATTTCCTTGCACGGGCTAATTCTGTATTATTATCTTTAAATAATTTTGATAGGAGGACTAAAGATAAACCTAACGGAGTTGTATATAGCAATACTTTACCAATGACATCTGCAACGGGTTTAAGTGCATCTATGAATGCCATAACTGCACTTGAAACACCAGATATTACATCTGATAACCCATCCATTATATTAGATAGTCCCCCTGTTTTTTTTGCAAAGTGGATAAATAATGCTATTACAGCACCTATTGCACTAATAATCCATGTAAGAGGATTAGCAGCTAATACAGCAAAAAAATGTAATGTTGATTTTGTGGCAGATATCGTTGATAACTTATATGCTACAAATGCAGCAGTAGCAATAGCTAAACCAACTGCAACTCCTTTTAATGCTGGAGCTATTGGTTTTAAAATTTCATATAATACTTTGATGCTTTCTACAGTACCTTTAAGTACAGGTACAACTACTCCTTTTAAAAAACTAGCAAATGTTTTAAATATTGGAATTAATAATTGTCCTAGTCCTATTCCTACATCTTGAAAAGCAGCAGCTACTAATTTAAGAGTACCCCAAAGAGTATCTCTCTGTTTCTCTGCTAATTCTGATGTGATATTACTTGCACCGTTAAGAACTCTAATATATTGTCCTACTGCATCTGCACTATTAACTAACATAGCAGCAGCACCAGCAGTTCTAGCACGAAACATAGTTGCAGCATCAGCAGCTTTAAATCCAGCAGCTTCTAATGTATATAATATTTCTGTAAATGAGTGAAGTTCAGGATTGATATCCTCAATAGTTATACCTAATCTTGTTAACGTTCTCCTTGCTTCTTCTGTTGGGTCAATTAATTTAGTCAAAATCATATTTAAACGCTGACCTGCTTGGGAATTACCAGATATTTGTACTTTACCATTTCTTTCTACTACTAATGTATGATTTGGAACTGTAACACAATACACCTTACCTTTATAATGTTTCCATTCTTCTTTTATTGATTTACCCCAACTATCCCCATATCTACCTTTATGCCAATTAGTATATTCCTTTCTTGCAAAGCGTGGAGTTGTATGATTCTTATTTACATATATAATATATTGGTCATATTTACATGTACCATAATGGTCTTTAATCCAATGTTTTTCTCCTTTTTCCCTATGTTTATAAATCTTAGCTCCATAACCAATCTTAATTAATATCTCAATTAAGTCATTAATGATTGTAGGTGAGCATGTATAAATATTACCTTGGTTATCTCCATCACATAGATTATATATTCTATAAAACTCTTCTAAATATTCTTTACTATTTTCTTTTACCCATTCTGGAATATATTTATCATAAGACCTACCAAACTGTTTAACATATGAATGCAATTGCTTATTATTAATCCTAAACTGACCATTTTTTTGATATTTATAATCAAATGGTAATTTATCTAATGTTTCTTTTATGATTTTATATGCTTTTCCATTCTTCTTCTGTGATACAAACACTCCGTAGTTGCTATTATGTACATTACCAGTGTAGTGCCCTTCTGCAAGATAAAATGCCATGAATCTAACCCACAATAACCCATTTATTTCTAATGCTTTGGATTTCTTAGTGTATGTACTAAACTTAGATTTTATACTAGGTAATTTAAAATTCTTTTTTCTATTATGCCAACTCCCTGCTAATTTATATTCTACATCCTTTCCATATACTTCGTCTGCTCTCATAATTTGGAAATCATTTTTTCCTCTAGGTCTTACAACCATATTATGGTTAGGTGTAACAAATAAATCTAAATGTCTATTTTTTAATCTATAAATTGGTCTATCAACCTCATACTCTATATAATCATATGCTTCTTGCCATTCCATTTTTCCAGTTTTAAGATTTAATGTTAAGAATTTCTCACTCTTATTTAAATCTTTAAAATATTTAAAACCTTCATTGGTTAATACTTTAGTTTCATTATCATAACAACCAGTTAAACCAGCATCAGCCAATGCCATTGCACCAGCTACAGTCTCTTGCAAATTAAGACCTAATGTATGAGCCATAGCTCCAGAATATCTAAGAGCATCAGATAGTTTGTCAGCAGTCAAGAAAGAATTAGCAATCGCAGCAGTAAATGTATCCACTGTGGATTTTGTTGCACTTAAATCTTCATCAAACATCTTTAATGCCTTTGCTACACTTTCCGTAGCATCTGCTAACTCTATTTGTTGTGCAGCAGCGTATTCAAGGATAGGAGTCATAACATTAACTCCATTTGTAACGTCTTCCATAGCATCTGCTATATCAAATCCTGCACTAGCTAAATCATACATAGAATTAACTGCATCTGTTGCGAAGAAAATTGTAGTTGCACCTAGAGTCCTAGATACCTGTTGTAGATTTTCAACTGTTTTATCAAATGCACCACCTAATCTACCAGCCACACCTGCTGTTCTCACAGCCTGTTTCTCAAATTCTATCGTTGTATCTATCAATGATTGGAAACCACGTTTGATTCCCATAACCATCTGAACACCTATACTAAATGTAATATAGTGAGAAATCTTACCAACAAATGATTGTAAACTTAATAAACTATTTTGTGCCTTACCTACATTATTACCAATAGCATTTGCAGCTTGACCCATACCTTTACCCATCTGACCCATTTGTTTTCCAGCTTGTACACCTGTCATACCAAAGTCAGTGAGTTTAGATTGATTCTTACTTAATGCAGAGCCAAGTCCTTCTACATTCTTAGTTGGTGCAGTAATAGCTCCTGCAATCCTACCTGCATTTCTTGCAAACGTATTTAAGACAGCAGTTGCCTGAGTAATTCCTTTTGTGAATTGACCTGTTCTCGCAGTAATCAAAACACTAATTGTGCCGACATTCGTCACTATATCACTTTCTAATCAATCTATATTATTATTTTTAATTTAAACATGGTTTTAAGCCAATTTGGGAGGCTTTAACAATAATTAGGTACAATAAGTCTCATCGCATCATAAATGTCTTAAAATCTATTTATAGCCCTTTTAACAAAATATAACTTCTAATTCAGATATTGTTTCTGAATCACCAAATGCAGCTTTTATTTCAGCAGTTGATTTAATTTCTTTGTCATTGAAATATAAACGATTACCACCAACGCATCCATTAGATATCAATGTAAAATCTCTGAAATCAGCTACTAAATCTAATCTAGGCTCATTAGATATCACTAAAGGTTTAATATAATCATATATAAAATTAATTGTGAGTGTGCATTTCTCTGAGGTAGCTTCTAAAGTAATATCTTTAATACCTGCATTAATCATATAAGTAGGAAATTTATTTACTCCTACCCACACATCCATTCCTGAATGTACCTTATTACCATTTTGTCTTATATATATTTTATTATTTTTATCCTTAAGTTTTTTAATATTTTCTAATTGCTTATTTTTATAATCATTCATATAATCTGCTCCTTCCTAAATCTATCGTTAATTAATCAATAACAAAAATAAGACAGAGGTAATGTATAATCAACCCTAAAGCGATAGTGTTATCATCAAAATGTAAAATACTGTGCGTTTAGGTTGTTATTATAAATACCTTATTTGTTGCCATACTTAATACGTCTTTGGATTTCTGACATATTCCTACTTTTCAATCCATCATCATTAGTATTAGTTAATCCTTGCGGATTACTTCCACCATTATGTTTAAGACGTTCAAGTAATGACTTTTCTATGAAATACATCCCAATTGGATTCTCTTTTCTTTTTCGCCCTATTTCATCGGGAGTTGTTTGAAAGAACTTACATAGTTCAAATTCAAGTATACCGTAAGGACTATTTACGAAAGGAATCTAATTCTTCTTTAGTTACTCCTTGTGCTGTAGTGACTAGGTTCATCACAAAGTCATTAAGCGTTGAGTTGGATGTGTATTCATTCCAGAATTTAGAATCTAAATTTTTATCAGTAGTTAATGCACCTACTAATTTAGCCATATCCAGATAAACTTTATTTAATTCTTCAATTGAATCAGCATCTTGTGATTCTTGGAATTTTTGTGCTTTAGCGAACAAAGTCATGATTTGACTCATTTGTTTATTAGATGGTTTAAGAGCCTCAACATAACGTTCAGTCTGTGTAGATGATTTAAATTTAACATAAATAATATCTTCTTTATAATCACGTTCAAGAATCTCCCTAGTTGCTAATTGCTTTGATAAATCTTTAGCTGAAACTTTATTTTCTTTCTTTGATTTTTCTCTTAATTCTTTTTCTTTTTTCTCTTTTTCTTCTTTATTCATAATATCTACTCCTTTATTTTATTACATCTATTGTGCGACCATTATCATTCATGATAAAAAATCTAGCAGCAATATATATTTTTTCTTTTTTATCTTCGTTATTCTTACTATATACTATTTCATAAACAATATCTCTATTAGGATTACCTTGTATATCTACTTCTTGTAAGTCACTACGTCTATATTTGTTATAATCAACTAATGATATATCATCAATGATTGTTGATTTACCATCATCCCATGCTACTTTAAGAATCATTATATCTTCTCCTACTTAAAATAAAAAAAAAAGAACAGATGGGTTTAAGCTTTTACCCAAACTCTTGATTGTCCTGATGGAGCACTTTCATTCACATCTGCTGGATTTAGAACCATAAAATCAACTGAACCCATAGACACTGTATTAGCATCTCCTGCATCCACAGTGAATCCAGTAATCATTATGCTACTAAAGTAGAATCCGAGTGAATCTGAACCACATGAGCCAGAAATCCACATACGATGTGCTTTATTACCGTTTATAATTGAATCTAAGAATATACCAGCAGCATCTTTACCAAGTTTTGCAGAAGTAACTGAACCCTCTACGCTGATAGCTCCTTGTGTTCTGTAGTTACCTTCTTCACCAGTTAACGGAACTTCTACTGTTCCTCTATCTATTGTAAGTGACCAATCACCCACAGCAAGAGTGCTATTTGACTTACCTGTTTGACCTGAAAGACCAATTTCTATAGCAACATCTTTACCAGAGTGAGTAGTACCTTGTACAGCAGCCATTAGTCATTCACCTTACCTGTATCACTATCATAAGACACTTGATGTGGATTAAGACATACGAAATCTATTGATGCTTCTGAGATAGTACCAGCATCACCAGCAGAAACGTTGTATGAAGTTACCTGACATGAATGTAAAAACCATCTAATATCCGTAGAACCACTCACAGCACCAGATATAGATACAATACTTCCACTCACGATAGAATCCAGTAACTTACTATTACCACTTGCAGCAAACTTACAACAAGTTAAAGACCCTTCAATTGATAACGGACCTTCGTAATATTCATTACCTTCAGCACCGAGCAATGGTTGTTCATTTGTACCCCGATTGAATACTATGGAGAATTCTGATATACCGTATACCGAATGACTATTGTTAGTTCCACCAATTTGAATCTTTGCTTTCTTTCCTGTTAAAATTGACGTTCCCATTCTATTTACACCTTCTTTTATTTCTTAAACAATTTCTATTTTCCTCTTCTTTTTATTTTCTCTCTCAACAATTTAATAAGAATAAACATCTACTAATCTAAAAGTTAAAGTTCTTATATATGTATTTTTATTTTCATCGAATGTATCTATTTCTCCCATTTTTTCATAACCTTCAACCATTAATATATCATTAATAGCATCTGCTATGTCATTTATATTAGATATGCTTGTCCTTGAAGCAATATCTATTCTGAATGTGACGTTTTCATCAACCATCCTTTCTCCAGAATCGGATTGAGCTATACCTAATCTTCCTACAGCCCTTGCACCGATTTGC